GTCTCGCTAGTTGAGAGTGTTGTTAAACACGCAACCAGCGTTTCGCCTCATGGGAGCCTTGCGACTCCCATCCTAAGCAGCTCCGTCCGGGCCGCGCCTTTTGGGCACGTCCGGCAAGAGCCTCGTATAGACGAGCTCTGCTATCTATCCGAGGGTCGATCCCCATCTCTTCCTCACGAATGAGCCTGCGCACCAGTACCTGATAGCACTGGTACCCAGGGTGGTACCTCACGACGTTTCCTATCTGTCGATTAAGACGGATAGCGACGTGTATAGGTTCCACGAAGATACAACTCTGCTCATTGGGGTCGCTTGAAAAAGCGACTATCCCTGCGGGGGCTTCCAAAAGCGCCCTCAGGATTTCCTCTGACAAGTCGTAATAACGGGGGGCCACCGCATTATAAAGGGTGACCAAACCGACTACGGAGCCAATATCTGACGTGTCAGCTGTTCTTAACAGCCGAGGAGCGATATCTACACCTTTGTAGTACTCGCCCCCACATGATTCGCGAAACGCTCGACCTGTGAAGGTCTTACGTTCGTTAATCTTTAAGCCGCACACCGAAAAGATGGTGCGTATAGCATCAACGTATCGGGTCGGCACGATCACGTCATCACCAAACACGAACGGCTTTGTGGCCCAGTACAGGCTCCTCTTTGCAGGGAAGCCTGGCTCGGGGTCGCAATGCTGTTCAGTGTCCAACGTCCACATCGTCGCAACGGCCAGCGCCCACAAGCTAATTCCCATGATTGGGAAACAACACGCAGAGCCCATAGGGGCATGCATGAAGAGCTCGTGGGTAGTGCCGTCGCATACTACGTGGGTCGCACGCACAGCCCTTAGATCCTCAAGTAGTGTTGTCCCTTGAAAGAGGAACTCCACTAACTTCATGGATATCCGGTCACTTGCGTCTTTCAGATCTAACGTGGCATACAGGTCGGGGTATTTACTCCCGAGCTGTGCTACACGACGATTGATCGACTGGTCCCGGAGCTGTAGGGATACTACCCGTTCATCCTCATACAGGATGTGGGTGCTTAGAAGACCGACTTCGGTCTCTAACATATCCTCTATGGCGTCAAGTACGGCCTGCTGTGCCCACATCGCCGAAGCGAGATGAGGGGCGACAAGGCGCGGACCTCGCGCGTCTTTAGGGACACACGATAAACGACAAACGTTTAAGGTTGGTAAACCATCAACGAATTCGCTTGCGCCACTTGGGCGGAATAACTCCGCCATCCTAAGCATGATGGCCTCAGGGACATCTCTCTCCAGGTATTGGTACTTCGTGTAACGAGTATCGTACTTGAAGAAGGTAGTCCCAGGGCCGTGCCGAGGGATGGCGGGACCAGAGTAATTGCGAGTCAAGTACCCGACGATTCTTTGCGCTAGTAATAGCGTCCGAATTATCGCGCTTGGCTCTCGACCACACTGGTCAGGACTGGCACTACGACGCGCAGCGGCGGCCAAAAGGCCGCTGCCACGCCAATCGCGACAGTCCCGATTGCGATCCAAGAACGCTTTCTGAGTTTCTTCACGTTGGTTTTGGGTAGGTTCAACCTTAACCTTATACGCGAACTTGGCAACTTGCCTAAGGTCGCGGATAAGTTCCATATCAACTTCAACCAAGGACCCTTCATCTAGGCGCTGCAAAAACGCAGCGTCCTGTTCAGGACCCATCGTCAAAGACGATACGGGGAGGTTGTGTTTACGAGCTACGTCCTGCTTAAGTGCGGAAACGAGCGTGTTAACTAATAACTTACTCATCGTCTAGCGATCCTTCCTATTGTTAAGACAGACCGTAGTACGAGGTTAGATCTCGTTGTTCAGGATTTCGTCCAAGAACGTATCGGTATTGACCCAGGCCTTAAGTTCGGCAACTGCCTTACCAAGGTCCGGGTTACTGACCAAGACGTCCAGAGGACGGCTGAGAACGAATCCCACCTCGATAGCGCGAGGCACCAGCGTACCATTAACGGTAACGGGCGCCTGCACAGTTACTTTTCGTTGGGTCCGGATAACCGGAACCCCACCCTGCTTGGTTTCCTGATATGCCGTGGTCAGGGAGTAAGGTACTCCCTCGACCAGAGCCGAACGGATTTGTCCGGTCGGATCTTGGCGGGTCAGGTTATACTTGTGGGCGTTGATTGTAACTGAGTTATCCATGGTCTTGTCGAGTTTATGGTTTGTCCCTGAGATAGAATTCGTAGAGGAAATCCCTTAATGGGGTATGCCTCTGACGCCTCCAAAATCTAAGGGGGTCGTTTTTGAATGTCAACCGCGTACGCGGTGACAGTCTTGGGAAACGGCATGCCAAGAGGGCAGCCGTGCTAGGGATCACACGAGAACTGGGCAGATTCAAGGAGACAGGAAGTCCCCATGTGTCTGTCCCCCGGTAGTAATACCGGAGGTCATAAGAATCGTTCCAATAGCCGGGTGAACCGACTCCGCGACGCATGTTATAGTCAGAGCCAGAGAGGGCTATATTTAGAGCCCAGGCGTCTGATTCTACATGCATATCGTATAGGAGGTTGCCTTGTAGGCGACGGATCAGATCACCTACGCCATAGAAGTAGTCTACCAAAAACGAGCCCGGGAGTAACTCCCAGCACGTTAAGAGAGACGGTATCCCGTCCACATCCGCTAAGTGAGCCATAGTGTTGAACGCAGATCCCCATTTTCGGGTGACTTGCGCTTTGACCATGTACTGCACTTTCGCGTGATGGAGGGTCACTTCTCTCACATTGGTATCCCACGAGTATGGCACGTTCTCGAGTCGTTGTCCATTTTCCTGCGTCGCGCTCTCGAAAGGAGAGCGGATCGGCAGGTCAAAGTGCAAGAAACGAGTGCCTAGCTTGCGATCTGCATCTGCTTTCAATCCCCGCCGGAAGGCGGAGATCTCATTTGACACAGGTCGGATGAGCTCAAGCAGCGGTCGCCAGCCCCAAATCCCGGTGAGGTAGAGGCCCAACCCGTTCTGGTGAACGGACTTAGCCTTATCCCATAACCGAAACAGGGACGGACAATCAGGAAGCTCGCCAACTGATTCAGCGAGCCCACCTTTACCTAATCCCCACTTAGAGAGCATCGTTTTCGCTTTCGTTATATACGAACGCATTTCGACGCTGGAATACCACCTCGTCCAGAGAGGGTTGTTCGGATCGTGGTCCGCAAGGGCCAGACCCCGACCCACACTCAATGGATGTTGGTTGGTCATCGCGTGCCAGAGACTGACGCCGCCCCCACTAATGGTGAGGTACCGCCCGGCTTGATCCGGGTAGTCACCTTCCCACTCGTAGGTATTGATCTCAATAGGATCATGTGATAGCGGCGATGGTCTTAAGCGCACCTCTTTGTGCTCGCACTTAGTAAAGGACCCGAACGCATGGGGCGTATAGTCGGCTATCCAACTATGTTCCCCAGCGCGCGGGCGCTCAACCGGTGGGAGATACCACTCCCCGTCTACGCCGTACTTATACCGCTGCCTGCAGACTACTCCTCCTGGAATAGTCTCCATGCCCGGTGAACGATAGCGTACGCGAAGTTGTGGTTTAGTCATAGATGAAGGAAAGGACCCTTAGG